CTGTGGGTTACAGGTGAAGGTGCTCCTGATTTTGCTCCATCTCAATGGACACATTCAGCAGAGTCACATGAATCTTACTTAGACCCATTCACTACGTTTAACAATTTATACGAGGATAGAGATGCCAACAAAAAAGCCACAGGCAAGAAAAGTAGTAAAAAAAGTAGTTAAAGGATTAAAGAAAGCATCTAAGCTACATGCTAGTCAAGCTAAATCTTTAACTAAACTTAAACTAAACAAAGGGGGTAGCACAGTCAATGCTGCAGGTAACTATACCAAACCAACCATGCGTAAGAGAATATTCAATAGAATCAAAGCAGGTGGTAAAGGGGGTGCTCCCGGTCAATGGAGTGCACGTAAAGCACAGATGGTTGCATCAGCCTATAAAAAAGCAGGTGGTGGATACCGAAGCTAATGTCGTTTAAAGATTACATTAAAAATAAAAAACCTGTGGGCAAAAAAACTAATTTAAAGACTGTGGCAACAAAAACAGGCAAGGCTACAGGTAATCCTACAGTTAAAAAACCTACAGGAAGAAGTGTGTATATAAATGATAAAGGAAATTTAGTATCAGAAAAGTCACAAACATTTAGATATAAAAATAAAATAATAAACATACCTTCAATACACAGGGGATATAAATTTAATAGAACAGAGTTAAAAGCAATGTTAGACGAGGGTATAATAAAACCCACAAGTGTTAGTAAAGCAACAACTAGTAAAATCACAGGAAATCCTAAAACTACAATAAAGTCTAAATATAAATCTATGGATAAAAAAGCTGATTTAAGAAGTAAAAGTATGCAAATGGTAAGGGCAAATGGCAGAAAAAAAGAAAGACCCTAAAGTTGGAACAGGAAAAAAACCAAAAGGAAGTGGTAGACGATTATACACGGATGAAAACCCTAAAGACACAGTTAGCATCAAGTTCGCCACAGTCGCAGATGCCAAAGCAACCATTGCAAAGGTTAAGAGAATCAATAAACCGTATGCGAGAAAGATACAAATACTTACAGTCCTTGAACAACGAGCCAAAGTATCTGGGAAGAGGGAGCAAGCAGCTCTCGCAAAACGAGCAAAAGAACAATTAAAGAAAGCACATGACAGAAAAACAAACAAAAAATAGATGTGAGACTTGTGAATGTTACGAT